CATTGCAACTGTCCGATCATCTGCAAATAGATCGTCTTTCCTTGTTTTTTGAGGACTTTGAATTGACAGCCTCGTTGCCCGATCCATTTCATTTCGGAGTTGATCTTTTCGACAGATTTTCCGTCCCATATCACGCCATCGTCATAATCGAATTTGTGATAATCCGTGTAGTGGGAAAAAGGCTCCGCATATACGCCTTTGGCCCCTTTGGGGACTACGATAACCAAGTTGTACGATTCGGAGAAACCTTTATGCCGATGCACGGCGGTAGATAGGAATCCTTTATCGACAAAAACATCGCCTTTTTTCAGGTTTCCGAGGTCGTATCCGAGAGAATCAATCGTGAAATTGCTTACGCCTCGTCTTACGACCGTATTTTGAGGCATGGCGAATTTTTCAATCGCTCTCGTCAATATCGGCAGATCGTGCTCGAACTCTTCGCGGGCACGCGCTCCATAATACGATATACCGCGCAGAGGCTCATTTAGATAGCTGTAAGTCTGCGTATATTTCGTCAATATGATCCGCTCCTCCTTTGTCAGCGTCGCCCAAATCCGCTCCGTGTATTGACGCAGCCGGTTATCTGCATCATCGACCATTTCTGATTCGTACAAGGCGAGAAGCCTATCTATTTCCTCCTTGCTGATACTCGGCAGGGTAGAGGCTTTCATCGTTGCACCTTTCTTCGCATCGCGCCGAGCCTGTTCCGCCAATCGTTTTTGATATTCTGCGACGGCGAGTGAGGTTTTGGACTTGATAATCGACAATTCGGCATTGCTATTGACTGCCTGCTCTGCATCGGAGAGGAGTTTTGCAACATTGAGGCTCTTCGGATGTTCTGCCGACCATTGTTTAACGGCGTCGAGTTCTTCGGTTGCCTGCTTGATCGCTATCTTGTAATTGACTGCATCCAATTTTTTGATGTACGCCTCCTGCGATACCTTCCATGTCGCATACTTCTGTTGAACACCTTTCATATTGCCGCCGAGGAAGTCATAAGCCTCGAAATGCAGCTTTTTCGCCTGCTGTTCGAGGGATAGACCCGACCAACCCTCGATCTTCGATTTGACGGCATCATATACCCCTTGCAGTTCTGCCATCGTGAATTGCTGATGCCACGAGTGAACATTGGGGATAATGTCGGCGAGAGCCTGCTCCGCTTTCTTGGCGGCGAGGATGGCCTGCGCGACTTTCTTGGTCTCGGTCTGCATGGCCGATAGATCGCCTGCGTCGATGTACTTTTGCAGGGCGGAATAATCGACCTCGCCATAATCCCCGGCGATTTTGGCGATGTTGTTTGCCGTCGTCTTGATTTGCTGGTGCTTCTTCTGCCGTTCGGCCCACGCATTACGGATTGCCGCTTCCTGTTCGGGCGTTCGGGCCTCATGGCGTAATGCCGCCTTTTCTGCGATTGTAAGCTCTTTCGGTTTCGGATTGAGTATCTCATCAATCGCCGCAGAGTTATTGCGAATAAAGTAGGGTTCCGTGCCTCTACTGCGGGATGCAAGGATATTCTCCTTATTGTCTCGCACCCAATGCTTGAAATTTGCCGGATATTCGGAGATCTGCTTGCCTCGCGG